GGAACAGGAGCCTTTAGGCTAAATAAGGTCAAGAGGGGAATAATACAAAAAAAGCCCCTTGGCTGACCATAGTTATGACGGGCTTTTCTCCCTGCAAATCATTTTGTTATATGGATAAAGCCACAAACCAGATGCAACAGGATTGAGACAAGCGTCGTTTGTTCTAGTTTGTTGGCATATGGAAGGATAAAGCATTCATGAACGTGGCATGCTACCTGCCGACGCTCAAAAATGAGCAACAAAAAAGGAGGCCTGAGCCCCCTTTTCATGTCTAATGAAAACAACAACATAGATAAATATCAATGCGTTACGAGTGACAAGAGGGTACATCAAAAGCCCCGTGACGACCCTGTTTGGGACAATTTGTGGACACTTCATCATGCGACAGGTAGCGGGTTTTCCAGCGGGTTGAAGCGCACCGCATCGCTCAGATAGTCCGGTGCAAAGTGGGCATAGGTCATCGTTTGCTGGATGTTGTGATGGCCCAGAATTTTTTGCAGCGCAAGGATGTTGCCCCCGGACATCATGAAGTGTGATGCAAACGTGTGCCGGAACACATGCACCGCCTGCCCTGCTGGCAGATCCGGCGCCACGGTCTTGAGAACGTCACGCACCAGCAAATAGTCGAGGTCACGGAACAGCGGACCCCGGTTCACCCCGTTTGTTATCTCCTGACACAGCTCGGCCGAGATCGGCACGGTGCGGTTCTTGCCATTCTTTGTGTTGATGTAGGTCACCCGGCTGGCCAGCACATCTTCACGGCGCAGATTGGCTGCTTCACTCCAACGCGCTCCCGTGGCCAGACAGAGTTTGACCACTTTCAGGTTATCCCCAGATAGCGCAGCTAGAACGTCGCCGATCTCTTCCTGGGTCAGGTAGCCCATCGACCGCTCAACCAGTTTGACCTTCTTCATCTCTTTGAGCGGGTGCTCGTGGTGGTAGTGACCGAGATCGGTGAGCACTGAGAAGACCCCGCCCAGCATCTCCTGCTCGCGGTTCACAGTCTTGGGTTGTCGGCCGGCATGCAGTCGCTGCGCCCGATACTCGGAGAACAGAGCCCGGGTCACTTGTCTCGCCAACGGGTGGCGCAACGCGGCATCGATATTGTGGAGTTTCTTTCGTACCTCCCCCCCTGCTTTCAGGGTCTGGCCATGGTAGCGCCACCAGAGTTCGATCAGCTCGGATAGCGGCCGGTTATCTGCCGGGCGATCCACCCACTCTTTATTATGCTCGGTGGCGATCACCCAACGCTCGAACTGCTGGGCTTCGGACTTGGTCTTGAAGCGCTTGCGGATCCGCTTGCCTTCCCTCCCCTGCGGGCGGATATCGACCAGGTACCCTTCAGGCGTGGACTTGATACTCATCGCCCCTCCTTATATAGAAAGGCGCTCACCCACCCACACATCGGTACAGCTCCCAACTTCTGTACTGTCACTGTTATCATACCTCCTTCAAAATACTGTTGTTTTATACAGTGTTTTTCGGAAAATATCAGTGTTTGACTGAGTCTGCCATATACATAGGAGAGCCGTAATTTGGGCCACTTGAAAGATCGACGCCTTACTCACTTGCGGATGATGGACGTATTGATGGTGGTGGGTGGGCCTGACAGGGTGACAGTTTGCTGAGTTCTGCAGGATCGTATCGGCAACGGGCGTCATCAATGACCCTGCCCTCTAAGCAGGGGTTTGCCCTTGTCGGTAAAGTGCTTACGGGGTCCTAATGGCCCTAGGATATGCTTCAATCCGCCACACCTTGGCATTGACGTCATCGAATTTGCGAAAAGTTCTTTTTAACTTTCTTACTGTATTATCAAATTGGTTATCCTCTAATCCAGTGAAGCCGCAAGCTCTACTAAATCCCGATAAACTCTTTTATCTATCCGACGCATCTGTTCATTTAGATATTCAAATTTTAGCAGTGGTATATGAGTCTCCTCATTACGAAGCGACATGCCATCTTCGTTAAACATCTGTCGAATCTCTGCTTTAAATTCAGATAGATTTATTCCATGCGTTGTGATCCTTGCTCCACTCTCACTTTCGAATACATCACTGGTATATAAAAAAATGGATTCAAAATATTTCTCTAAAGGACATGTCAAAATTTCAGACTCACTATCAACCATAGCACTAAATTTTAATTTAGAATGAAAGTAGCCTTTCCCCTTAAATAAGTCAATGTAATTCCCAACACTTACCGAACCAACTGACATATTATAAATTTCAGTATCTCTAACCCTGAGGCAGTGAAGTATAGTGAGATAAATCAAATCTATTTTCGCACCTGGCTTCAAATTCAAAAGTGAAGCGACGATTCTATTCACGATTTGAATGGCCAACCTTGGTGATAGATTAAAAGACTCTAAAACATTAATTACATTTTCTATGTGCTTGTGATGTGCAGGCCAAAGTATAATTTGGTGTTTTTCATAACAATCTCTAAACACGCTTGTGTTACAGTGCGACTCAATCAACGTTTTAAGAGGAGCTTCACGTAAACTAAAACGAGAATCGAAAAATCTGGTTAAATATGTTTGCGCATCAAAACCATTGCCATAAACCACTTTAATTGCATGTTGAAGCTGTTCTGTATCTGTTGCGATAACAAAAAACACTCCAGGAATATCAAAGATATGCTTGACTGTTTCAAGCATTTCTACCGCATAGCTAGGGCGACAACGGTCCAGCTCATCAATAATGACCACTGTGGGTTTTCCATCAAGAGAGCCTTGCCCTGATACCGCACCAATCCACCCAGTGATATCATTCTTCAGTGCCTTAATCGATGCACTCTTTTTTTCATGAGATGAAATCAAAAACTTAGCCATATTGGCTGCCGCATCCCCAACATCTTTGCTGATATCTGCGGAAACTGGTTCCAGCAATGATGTAATTTCGTTAATATCTTTCCCTAGATATTTTTTGGCTGCCGCACCAACCAATAATGGTCCCATAGCCTTTAACAGTGACCAACCGTTTTCCATCCCCTTTGATAATGCTGAGGTTTCTGGTTTGTCAGTAAGACCTCGCAACGTGGCAATGATTGCTGATATTACAGTCATAAATGGATCATCAGAGTGATCGCTCTTCCATGCATCTATATAAATGACTGGATGATGTTTCTCAAGGTCATACTTTAAACGCTTTAAGAAATAGGTCTTACCTGTGCCCCAACCGGAATTTAGGTTTAACACATAGGGTTTATCTTTATTCTGACCTAACAAGTACCCTGCCAAAAACCTAGCGTATTTTTCCCTACCTAGCTGGTCTTCACGAAAATGCTCATCATCGATATCTACAGGACTGGACCAATCAATTTGCATACCGCTAGTTACATCGAGTTGTTTAGCCATTATAGTACATCCTTGACCTAGAATATTCACATATCACCAAGTGAACTTATCAAACATGGATTCGTGTTAAAGCCTTATATCGGCTCTGAAGCAACCCTTACCCAGTCTTCTTCATTGATGATCTGAATAACCTGCCCTTTTTCCTTCGCTTTAATTACGGCTTCAATCTTGCGGCCATGGCTGGTGAACATCCAATCGCGGCTGGCCAGGCTGCCAACAATCAGCACATCGAGATGCGTAGTAACCCCCTTCACAGGGGAGGCACCAAGCAGCTTGGCTTGCTGCTCTAAATTGTGACGGGTATCGGAGAGAAACTTTCCTGTGAAGCAGACTGTCTTGCCTCGAAGACTCATCACATTGCCATCGGCAAAGAACTCGGTCGCCATCCCAGCCGCAAGACCTGATTCTGTGAAGCGCTGCCCGGAAATCTGTTTCACCAGTTCCAGCAGATCTTCGCGCTCGTCTTCGGTGATTTCGCCATCTGCCAAAATATCGTTGAGACGGTTGAACAGCAGGCTACCCGGCCATGAGGCCAACAGGTCACGATGCTTGAGCAGCAGCGCTCTAAGAGCATGCACCTCTTGTTCCACGATGTTGCTGTCGGCACTGATGCCTTGCAGGAAGCCGAGCAACATATTGACCAACGCATCCATGTTGTCGTGCTCAATCTCGTTGTACTGCAGCACATCATTGAGCAGGTTCAACAGGTCTTCTTTCTCATCGGCTGTGATGATCCCATCTTTGAGAACGTCGTGGATGAGATCTTGAATATCGAGGAAATCACCATCTTTTTTGAACTCGGAATCCGATTTCAACCAAGTGGCCATAAAGAGAACTTCTGTGTCGTTAAGACGCTGATCGGCAGTGAGGCCGCTCAAGATACCGTGAAGGCTGATCAGTGCTTTTTGCTTATTGCGCTTGTAACCAAATGACATTGGCACATCATTGAACTCTGACATGTTTTCTCCCTAAAACGTCTCTGCCGCTCAAGCATGTCGTCCATTGTTATGTGGGTCTGGGCGTGGCTATAAGCTGGCAACGGATATAAAAACAGGGCGCATTAGCGCCCTGTTTGTCTTTTTCTGTATGACCTGTGTTCTACCATCACGCCGATGATCTGGATGTGTTGTCGGTCGGAATGCATGGTGGGGTAATCGTCATTGAGAGGGACCAGCTCAAACACCTCTTGTCCGCTCTCGTCGATGCCGCGGGGCCGGTACTTCTTGAAGGTGGCCTCTTCGCTGCCGTTCTTGGCCACGACGAAATCCCCTGGTTGGGGCGCTTCGTCGGGATCAACGATGATGAGGTCGCCTTCCTTAAAGAAGGGTTCCATCGACTGCCCACGCAACCAGAGGCCGAAACCACAAGGGCCAACATCCACCCCCGCCGTCACATACTCAACGTTGCCATCAAAAGCGGTGGCCTGTTCACACATCTCGTGCCAGTGGCCGGCCTGAACATAGCTCAGCACAGGCACGCGCGTACCTTGCGGGATCACGGCAGGTTCGACGTTGTGATATCCAGGCATCACTTCTGGTGCAGGCTGTGCCCTCGCCTCCCCGTCTCCAGTCAAAAGCCAGTCAACAGTGACCCCCAGCGCTGCCGCTAAATCATTGAGATAGCGACCCTTTGGCTGGTTAAGTCCCGACTCCCACTTGCTAACAGACGCATGGGAAATACCAACACGTCGGGCAAGCTCAGCCTTACTCATTTTCTGTGCCTGCCGGCTGGCAGTTATGCGGTCATTGATCGTTTCCATGAAACCTAAGTTACCACTCCAAAATCACACTTAAGTATCAAACTCTCTTGACTCCCGTTTATTACATAAGTTACGCTTCGGTCATTGATGATCCTTAAGTTATATTTTGTGAGGTCGAGAATGCAGAAACATGACGTCTTAGAACACTTCGGCAGTATCACTGCCATTGCCAGGGCTATTGGGATCTCTCACGCCGCTGTCAGCAAGTGGGACGAAACCATCCCCCAAGGCCGCGCCTACCAGATCGAGGTGCTGACCGGCGGCAAATTGAAAGCCGGCGCGCACAGCACCCCGCAACAACCCACCCCCTGTGTTTGAACCCCCTGAGAAGGATTCATCATGGTTACTCGAACCAAACCCATCCGTATCCCCAGCGATGTGAGCCAGTTGCCGCTTGATTACCCCTTTGGCAATCGCGTCAGCGAAAGCCTGGAGGAGTACGCCAAGCGTCAGGGCTTAACGATTGGGGCCGTTAAAAAGCGCGCCGACCGCGGCCAGTTGCCCATCTTGCAAGACGGCCCGGGCGCGCCTCGCGAGGTTAACCTTTACGCCCTGTTCCTGCAGGCCCGTTATCAGGCCGAGCGCTACGTCACCATGACGCTCGCGTGAACCTGCCAACACCATAACGGGTCAAGGAGACGTTCGCATGTTTACCGAATACGCCAGCAAACATCCGCACTGGATAAGCGCCTGCCAACGCTTTGCCGCCAGTCACAACATGGCCGAGATCGCCCAGCGGGTAGGCATGAATCCGCAGCTCCTGCGCAACAAGTTAAACCCCGATCAGCCCCACGAACTGACGGTGGCCGAGCTGATTGCCATCACCCAGGCGAGTGAGGGCGATGAAACTCTGTTCGATGGCGCCCTGTTTGGCTGTGGCTTGACGGCCGTTGCCATCCCCCAGGCAGAACGGGCCCCTTCCCTGCCCCATCAGGCCATCGATCTGAACGCCAAGATTGCCAGCATTGGCCAACGCGCGCTGGAGCTGACCGACCGCGGCCGGATCACCCGCTCGGAGCGCAACACCCTGGTGAGCGTGGCCACCTCGGCAATGGGATCGCTCGCCATCTTGATCCACGACATCGAGGCCCGCTTTCAGGCGGTGCCCGCCCTGGCCTGCGCATCAGACATCCTGATGCAGGCCGCGACCATGTGAAGGGGAAACCACCATGCAACGCATTGAACATGAACAACGCAATTTGGCGGGCCTGACGCCCACCGAACAGCTCGCCATGAATACCGCCGGCTGCCTGCTGTTGCGCGAGCTGTTCAGCAAGACACGCTCAAGTCTGGATAACGACTGGCTGGCACTGAGCCAGACCAAGAAAGCGGCCATCTGTGCCATTGCCCGCCAGCCACGGGGCGAACTGATGACCGCCACCCTGTCAGCCCTGCCCCATGCACAGCGTGAGGCGATCAGGCTGGCGGTGATCGCGCTGGAGTATCAGAAAGCCTTTCACGGCGGTTGTGACAGCAAAGTCTGGCATCCGGCACTGAACACCAGATCCATCGGAGATATCGAGAGGGAGAAGAAAGAGAGAGCGGCAAAGCTTCGCTTGAAGCGCGCCGTGCTGGCGGCAAGCCAGATGACCGGGCAAGGCCCGCGCCCTATCGGGCAGTAAAAAGCCCGCATAACGGAGCGGCAACTCCAAGCGGGCCTCTATCAACAACGTATGAGGAAGTCGACATGGCAACTTTAGCGATCCCCTGCGCCCTGCGCAACCTTCGCATCCAGCAACGCAAGCTGACGGGCCGCTATGGCACCCGTCTTAGCCAACACCCTGACGGGATTGCGCTTATGGAACGCACCACCGCACTGGCTTGGGCTTCTCTGTTCAGCCGCATCAATCCCTGCACTCTTTCACAAGGAGCCTGACCATGCACACCCAACCAACCCAGATCAACCTGCTCAACCACCATGCGGCCAAGCGCCTGCGCCAGTTGCGGGAGCAGTTGAAACTGAGCCGCCCCAAGTTTGCCGATCAGCTCGGTATTCCAGCCACCACGCTCAAGAACTATGAGCTGGGATACCGCGAGATCGGCGGCGGTCTGTTCCTGCTGATCGCCAATCACCCGGATCTGAAACACCACTGCGATTGGCTGCTGACTGGCATCGCCACGCCGGAGGTGCAGGCATGAGCCGAATCTTTCATCCCATATCGGAACAGGAAGCACTGGCCCGGGCGGCAGAGCTGCCCCTTAACCTCGCCAGATTAACCCGTGTGCGTTTGCGCGGGTCGGAAGGGCGCAACCTGCGTGCCCAGGGCAAAACCAGCCAAGGCTGGCACCAGCTCTTTGTCACCTTGAACCGGAGGGCCTGCCCATGAGCGACGCCATCAAGATTGCCCGTCAGGCCCCCAAGCTCGTCGAAGGGCTGCTGGCCGACATGTTCGCAGCCAATGCCGAAGATAACCGCATCGCCCTGGGCGGGATTTACTCCGGCCAGCAATACATCCAGCTCCAACTGGTCGCCACCTGCAATCCGGCCGCCCTGCTGGATGACGACAGCGGTGAGGACGATGACGAAGAGGGGCCAGCCATGGCCCCGACTCATGGCCCGCTGGTCACTCACTGGCTGGCAGCCCGCGCCGAGTTTATCGCCGCCGGTGGTGAAGCCCGGGGGGATAGAGACATCGCCCGGGAGCTGCTGGCACTCGGGGCCGTGCGATCCGTCTATTGGCTGGCGTTGGGTCAGGGTGAAACCGCCCTGGCCCGGGAGATTGGCGACTGGTGGCGCGAGTGCGCCCCGCTGCACGGACAAGGTGAGGTGATCCAGTGACCCATCACCTGCAACAGGAGCTGACCAGCCTGATGCACCGCTGGCAAGAGACCTATCGGGAAGACGCAGCGCGGCTGCGTCTTTATCAACGGGAGCTGGCCAATGCGCGCAGGCTGCCTGCCCGACCCCGGGCCAGTATCACGCTACTGCTGCGCCAGTGTGCGGCAGCCCGCCGCATGAAAGCCCATGCGCAGCAGCGCATCCAGGGCTGCCAATCCCGCATCAGCTTTTTATCTGGTACCGCCATCCAATGAGTCGAACAACCACCCGGCTGCCGCTGTCGAAAAGGACACTGCGGCAGCGCATCGATACCCTTTCCAATGCTCTGCCCGGCGTCAATCTTGACGCCGCTTTCGTTGGCGTACCCGGCCAATCTGATCTGGCGTGGGCCGTGCAAGTTCTCGATGGTCTCTCCCCCCAGCTCAGCCAGACCCTGTTCAAGCAATACGTGCGACGCCGCAAAGATGGCAGCACCCGCCATGCCCGCAATGGCAACATCTGGCTTCGTGAGCGAACGAAGCTGGTGCGCGGCCTTATCCAGGCCCTGCCAGTGGACCCGCAGGCCCTGCGCGATGAAGAGAGCCGCAAGCGGGTGGCGCATCAGTTCGCCAACCAGACGGCCGCCATCTGGCACAACATCGAGCAGGGCATCAAAGCCGGCGATGAGCCGGATCTGCTGCTGACATGGGAAGCCATCCGCCAGCCTGCCGACCAGTGGGGCTTTATAGGGGAGTTGCCCGAATTCAAAACCGAGGAGGTGCGTGATAACTGGATCCTGAGCGTGATGGTGCGCCTGCTCTCTGCCAAGTGGTGGGAAAAACGCATCAACCGCACCTGGGACAGACTGCAGGAGCACATCAACATCGTGCTCGGCAAGGTGCGCAAGGGGGTGTCGGCGTATGTGTCGAACGCCACCATGAAGGTAGTGCGTGAGCGCAAGCGGGCCATGATGCGCTGGTTGGCCGAGTCGGAGGTAATGAACACCCAGCATGACCTGGTGATCTCGATGAAGGATTGCTGGGAGGCCAGCAACGCCAACCCGGTGAACCGCCGCAATGAGATGATGGTGCGGATGCGCGGCTTTGAAGATTACGCCGAAGAGCAAGGGCATGTGGGGGTCTTCTTCACCTGGACGGCACCTTCCCGCTTTCATGCCTGGACACAGAAACACGACGGCAAGACCGTCGAGAACAAGCGCTATGAAGGGGCAACGCCGCGGGAAACCTGCGCTTATCTGGCCAAGCTATGGAGCCTGACCCGGGCCGCCCTCAAGCGGGCCGATGCCCCCGTCTACGGCTTTCGGGTGTGCGAACCACATCACGACGGTACCCCGCACTGGCACATGCTGCTCTTTATGCGCCCTGCCAACAAATGGCGGGTAATCAGCACCCTGCAACGCTATGCCCTCACCGATGATCATCAGGAGCTGGTGCGCGAGATCCAGGGGCGCCCGCCCTTCACCGACATCAAACCCCGCTTTGACTGGAAGGAGATAGACCCGGCCAAAGGGGACGCCACCGGCTACATCGCCGCCTATATAGCCAAGAACATCGACGGTGAGCATGTGGATGGTGATCAGGAGTCTGACACCCCGGCTGATCAAGGTGCCCAGCATGCATGTGCCTGGGCCAGTTGGTGGGGGATCCGCACCTTCCAGCAAATTGGCGGCGCCCCTGTCGGGGTGTGGCGCGAGCTGCGCCGCATCAGCAACGCCAAGAAGCATGGCGATCTGGTGGGCCCCCCCAAGCCGGTGTTGCAAGACCCACGCTTTGAGGCCGCCCGCTTTGCCGCTGATAACGGCATCTTCCGCTGCTACCTGCAGGCCATGGGCGGCGCCCTGGCGACCCGCGCCGAACACCCCATCAAATTGGCCCACCTCATCGAGGAGCAAGCCAACGCTTATGGCGAAGACATCAAACGCCTGATGGGCCTGCACACCGCCCGCCTGGGTGTACGCACCCGTTTGACAGGGTGGGAAGTAGTGCCCGCCGGTACCTTCGAGGCCACCAAGGCCGCCGAGGGTTCGGCTTGGGGGGTTGGGGTTAAGACGGGCGACAGCCCGGCACCTTGGAGCTCTGACAATAACTGTACGCAGCCGGATCCTGAGGCGTTCGCGGATCAGTTGATGGCAGAGCAATGGGGTTTATCTCCCTTCTCCATCGGGCGTTTGCGGGCAGGTGCCAGCGTGACTGCGGACGGCTACACCCTCCGGCTGGAGAACGGCCAGGTGCAGTCGGGCCGAGCGCTCCCGAGCGAGCCGGACTGGGTGCCAGAGGGCCCGTCGCCAGCCGAGTCAAACCAGCCGGATGAGTACGCGGTACCGGCAGGCGATCAGGACTGGCCGATGCTGGTTGAACTGTGCGGCAAGGTTTACCAGGCACAGGGCCACGCCGGGGCGCACCGCTGGATAGAGATGCTGCCGCAGCCCTATCAGTCAGAGATGTGGCGCGTACTGGAAGCGCTGGATGCGCCGGAGTGGATGCAGAAACAGGACGACTACAGCGAGGAGTGGGCATGAACATGAGTAGCAAACAGACCGTCAGCCGCGAAGAGTACCGCCGCCTGGATAATCGGGTGACCTGCATTCTCCAGCAGCGCTGGCCAGCCAACGAGATCAGCCAGTGGGTGGGGATGCTCAAGGGAAAGCAGCAGGACGTGGCCTGCGCCATCCTGCGCCGTCGCCATCTACGCCCATCGCTGCTGGCCCTGCCGGCCCTCGCCGCCGAGGTGCCGAACCCGTTTCAGGCCAAGTCCAGCCGCCCCACCGTGCCGGTACTCACAACAGATGGCCGCTCTGTTGGCCGCCGCCATATCGTGGACGGGCTCACCCCTGTGGCCATCGACCAGAGCGGCACCATCCGGTGCGCCGTCACTGGCCGCACCCTCTGGATAGCACCGGGTAGCCCGACCGACCGCGCCAACCCTGGCGCCGCCGAACGCCTCAACCCGACATACCGGCCGGCACTACACCAAGTAGTGGCTGACCACCGTCAACATGTTGAAGACTTCGCAAAATAACTTTCAATAATCACAGCTCTTCGGCTGCAGGAATGGCCACCATAAATCCCGCCCCTGATCTTCACTTTCGTCTCATCAGTCAGTATCTTGGCCAGTTTCACTAGGTGCTACAGGTCGCTTCAATCACAGTTCTGACTAGCTCACAAAAATGAAGTTTGGCTGAGCTTTTCATTGCTATTGCTTGGGTGTATTTTGACTCAGTGACATAAATAGAGTCAGCATAGGGTGTCACACATATCTAATCGCTGTTCCACACATCCGTAAGAAGGAGAACCGTTCTGTGGCGAATTTTTTAAGGGATATAAGAATAACTAATCTAACTGTCACGGAGCAGCTCTTGGCATCTATTAACGATTTTTTGGAAGAACGTTGTCTTTCAGTAAATAAATTAATTGATCAAAGTGAATTACCATCTGAACAAAAAACAGATCAGCGACTAGCTTTATCTTATATAATAAGATTTGACAATAGAGGTTACAAACTATTTGACCCTGATGAAGCGATGAGATATTACCAACAAGCCTCAGTGGTTGAAAGGCTTTTGATCACATCAAGCTCATTTCTAAGTGAACGTACTAGTAGACAATATGGAACTTACTTTGAAGTTAGACTGGATGCTGGAGATCCCAATGCTTGTTATATCCAAGTGTCCGCCGATGATAGAGACTCTGTTGACGCAGTTTATAATGGATTAACAGAGATATTGTTAAAGCACAAAAACAAGAACGGTTGGGTTAGGAATACTTGGACGCAACTATTAGTTCAAGTGATTGGTGTCGCAGTAGGTTTCGTTCTTAGTCTACTTTCTGCTATTGAAATATCTCCCTATCTCAAAGTTGAAAATGCTTTCTTTATTACTTTCATTTTCTCCTTCCTAATATTTTCAAATACTTGGGGATATTTAAATCAACAGATTTTATGGCTACTAAATTATGCATTTCCAAATGTACGTTTTGTTCGACAAAAGAGAAACACTACTCACTGGTTGATTCAGGCAGTTGTCGGAGGAGTTCTCGTGGCAGCTTTTCTATTCGCATTTAATCAAATCATGAATTGGGTAGGAAATATAATGGGTGCTTTTATCTCATTATAGATAACACATATAAAATGGTAACGAGGCGCAAAAAAAGTGCCGCCTTTTATTAGGCATAATTATATATCGGAGATGTAGTTTGAATTTAGGAAAACAAGATGGGATTAACGCTCAGATGATTACGAGACCCATACAGCTTTTGGCGGCATGGCTTGTAGGGCTAATTTTCGTAAACGGTACTTTTTTGATAACCGCTCAAGCTTTCAATTCAATAGAATGGCTCGCTGCAACCTTGGTAATAGCATCAGTTATCAATGTCCCTATTTTTTTATTCTCATTGTTTTTATTGCAAACAAAATTCAGGCCAGAAATACAGGAGGACCATTATTACAGCCAATATATCAAGGACAAACTTGGTCGTGATATGACTAGTAAATCAATAAGTTTGGCAAAAAATAACATTACAGAAACCGTAGTAGATAGCGTTGAAGTAGATAACGTTATAACTGACTCTTTGTGGTCTCAAGTAAAAATACTTTTCAACCCTCACTTAAATATTTCTGATAAAGTTCGTGCTGAACTTGATAAGAATGGCATACCTATATCAGAAGAATTTGGAAGCAAGAGTTGGATTCCTGAATTTGTAGTTTCGATTGGTCGATATCTGACCTATGAACAAATATCAGTGATTCTAGATAGTATTAAAAGCATACCTGATATTCACGTGTCATTTTCAAATGATGATGATGAGATATATGAATGGGATCGCACAGTATTGATAGGCTCATATTTCTATGATGTTGATAGAAAGTCGTATCCTATATCAAAGGCATTGGAATTACTGGAAACATCTGGTGGTAATGTAAAGGCATTTTATCAAAAGCTATTTGATCGCCAGCGTGATGAAGATACATAATCCGCGAATGCACGTGGAACTAATTTCTACCACGCTTCAATGTTGCTCGATGCTAAACCAACTAGGGACGCTATTGCGCCCCTAGTCCTTTCAATACCAATTGCCGCCCCTCCGGCGTGAGCGCCTCCATCAAGCTGATCACTAGTTGGTTCGTGGTCTTGGCCGAGGGGCTTAGGGTGTGGGCGAACGACAAGGTGGCCACCCAGCTGTGGCCACACTCTGCATCGGTGCACTGGCAGTAGAGATCCGAGACATCATCGCTCAGTCGGTTGGTCTTGGTAATGCGGCCCCGTTGGCCACACACTTTGCAATAAACCCGCATTACGCCCCCTTTTCTATCCAAATCAACAGCCTATCTTGCCACAGAAAACACTGTTTGTTTATACAGTTGAACCGGTATTCTCCCGAAAATCGACCCAAAGGGATCGAGGGAGTCCAGTGCTGTTGACGGCGTCCTGGATAAGCTCGCACAACGGCAGCACCTCGTTGCGGGCATAGGTGGCATCGTACTTCTCGGGATCCCCGAGCCCTCCCCCGCCATTGGTCGGAATGATGCCCGCCAACGCCGCCGGAAAACGGTGAGAAGTCAGTACGTCCTGGGCGGTGATCCCCTTGATTGCCGCAAACTCGTCCTTGGTGGCGATGTCCCCCACCGGAATAAGCTTGATGCCATCGGGCTTGCCGTCCGGGATGTTGACGAACATGGAGCGAAAGTTCCCTACCCCCTTGCTGCTGGCGATCATCTCTTTCATCTCTTCCTCGGTATCGTCGTCCATGTTCGGGTCGGTGGCATAGAAGATGAACCCCATGTGGGCGCCATTGAGGAAGTATTTGCGCCGAAACAGGGTGGCGTCCTGGTTAAGCAGGGCCGACTGCAGACCCCCTAGGTAATCGGGCATGCCATAGACCTGCTGCTCGGGGTCGTACTGAGCCAGCCAGATCACATCCTCCGGGCGGTAAATCAGGTTCGGCTTGCCCTGCTGCAGGTAGACAAAGCAGCCATCCTCGCGCCGGCGCAGGTAGACGCTCGAGAGCGGGTGCAGCCCCACCACCTGGCCAAAGCCGTTTCGCAATTTGAGCAGGCCCGCATCCCCAAACTGCAGGTAGTTGTGCACGAACGCCGTGATGGTGGCGCGCTGGTTGGTGAAGCGCCCCGCCACCATGTTGCGGCGCGCCATCAGGATGGCCCCGTGGTGGGCGTTGGCCCTCGCCACCTTAGCCAGGCCCTTGCGCTCGATAGGCGGCTGGTAATACTCGCCGTAGGGGTTGTAGAACACCCCAGTGTAATCGGTCATCCAAGCCGTGGGGTCGATGGCCTCTGGCATGCTGAAGGCCACTGCGCTGCGGTTGGGTGAGGCGACCGCGTGGGCCGGTTGTTGTTTCTGTCGCTTGGTCATGCTGCCTTCTTCTCCTGGCTAGTTGCCCAGGTGGATTTGCGTTTGCGTTGGGTATCAAGAGGTTCGTTCGCCACGGCGTGGGCAATGGCAAAGAACACATCGGCGTGTCCAGTCACGTTGTCGCGCGCCGCGCGGAACGTCATCTGGCCGCCGCCGGTGGTGCTGCGCTTGATGGCGAGGAAGGCGAGCGGGATGTCCCGATCCGAGCTGTCCCACTCGATGCGGTTCGCCTCCACCACGTCGATCATCTTGAGGACCAGCCGCGACTTGCTCTCGATGCTGTAGTTGATGGGGTGGCACACCCCTTTGAACACCGGTTTCAAGAGGTCAAATACCCCGGCGCCGATGCCGGAGACGTCAACACCGAGGTACGTGACCCGGAATTTCTTGGCGATGCGCTCGATCTCCTGCGCCTGGAACTGGAAGTTGAGCCCGCGCCAGTAGTGCTTTTCCAGCACCCGGAAGCGCTCGCCGGCGACGGTGGGCGGGGCGATCACCACCAGGGTGGCGTTGTCGCGGGTGCGGCTCGGGTCATAGCCCAGCCACACCTCCCGCCGGCCGAACGGATCAGGCCGCCCTGGCTTGTAGTCCTCCCACCGGGTGGGGTCCACCCCTGCCCGCTCCATGTCCTGAAACTTGAACACCGACAGGGCATCGTCGATAAACCGGCACATGTAGAGGCGGTCGAACACCTCCTCCGGGTACTCGTCCTTGAGCTCCTCGATGTCGATGAGGTGGCAACCGAGGCAAATGGCGTCCTCGATGGTGATCACGTAACGCCATTGCCTGTCCGGACAGACGCGGCCACCGTCGCGCAGCTCATCTTCGCCCGGGAAGTCGATGGCCACCCGGCTCGGGCGCTGTCCCTTCCAGCGATCCCCGGTCCAGAAGCGGTACGCCTCGTGCACCTTGCTCGACGGGGTCGAGAAGTAGGTCTTGCGCCAGTGGCTCTGGGTCGCCATGGCACTGGCCACGTCCGAGAGCTTCTCGAAGTTGGGGATCCAGAAATATTCATCGATGTAGACGTTGCCGGAGCGGGATTGGGCGCTGTTGGAGTTGGTAGAGCAGAAATGGAGCTCAGCACCGTTCGACAGCACGATGGGGTTGCCGGTCAGGGTGACGCCGAGGAAGGTCTGGGCAATCTTGCAGATGTAGGAGCGGAACACCTCCGCCTGGGCCCGGGTGGCGGACAGGAAAATCTGGTTGCCGCCGGTCAGAATGGCATCCTCCAGAGCCTCGCCGGCGAAGTAGTAGGTCATGCCGATCTGGCGGGACTTCAAGATGTTGCGGGTGCGCGGCAGCGCCGGGTCGTTCTTGGCCTCCCGCACCCGCAACTGATAGCCAAACAGGGTGCCCAGCCACTCGGTGAAGTCGGCCTCGGTCAGGTGGCCGATCTCGTTCTTGGCCTTCTTGCCGCCCTTGCGACTGCCGCCTGCCTGGCGGCTTTGCTCACGCTTTCCACGGCTGGGCCCGGGTTCATGCCCTTGCTCACGCAGGATCTTGATGGCCTGCTCGCGCTCGGCCCACTTGAGCGCCTTCTCTTTGAGGCTGACATGGTGGCCGATAAGTCGGTCCAGCTCCTCCTGCTCGCCCGGGGTTTTCTTCTCCCGATGCAGCAACACCTGCACACGGCGATTGATGGCATCCTCCACTGCCTCTTCGGTCAGCAAGTCGCGCCAGCCGAGCTTTTCGGCCCAGTAGTAGATGATGCGACAGGAGTTGAGCCCCAGTTCGTCCTTGATCTCCTGGGGTGTCCATCGTTTAAGGTAGAGTCCCTTCGCCGCATTGCGGATCTCTTCGGGGTACGCCACGGCGCCTCCATCCGGTGAATGATGGCGCCATCATAGCCAGCCCCCTCCCCCCACTTATCCCACTGATGTTCTTAGCAATTCGGATTTCCTGCTGGATCCGAATCCCGCCGAACACCATAGCGTGAAACCCCCTTGCCGACCCGATAGCCTGAGCCCGCATCACTTGGGAGCAGGCATGAACGAATCAACCTTGAGAACTGGCTGGGTCTGTATCGCCACCGAAGGCAAAGCGGTGGACGGGCGGGATATTACCCGCGACTGGCTCACCGACATGGCCGAGACCTACGACCCGACCTATTACACCGCCGTCATCTGGCCCGATCACGATCGCTGGTCCAGCTATGGCACCGTGCAGGCCCTCAAGACCGAAGAGGTGGATGGCAAGCTCAAGCTGTTCGCCATCCTCTGCCCGAATCGGGATCTCATCTACTACAACCAGAGCGGCCAGTATCAGTTCTGCTCCATCGAGCCCTTCGAGAACTTCGCCGATCTGGGCCGCACCTACCTGCTGGGCCTCGGCGTCACCGATGAACCGGCCAGCATCGGAACCACCCATCTCAAGTTCAGCAACAGCAACAAGGGGCAGGCCGTTGGCACCAGCGAGCCGCTGGACCTCTCCACCTTCAAGCTGCCCAAGCACGAAAAAGCCGATGGCCTGATCGCCAAGTTTTTCAGCTTTCTGGCCAGCCACGGCGAGCAAGCCCCCCAACCGACCTCCAGCCAACCCGAGGATGAGGAAATGACCAAAGAACAGTTCGATCAGATGCTGGGGGCCCTCAATGGCCTTGGCAGCAAGATCGATGGCTTCAGCGCCAAGCTGGACGCCAAGCCCACCCCCGAGCAACCCGCTCCCACGACCACCGAGCCCGACAAGGTAAAAGAGAACTCCGGCATCAGCCCCGAGCAGTTCAGCAAGCTGGAGCAGACCCTGGCCAGCCTGACCGACAAGTTCGGCGAGCTGAACACCAAGATCGACCAGTTCTCTGTCGAGAAGCCGGGCCAGCGCCCGGGCGCCCTCGGCGGTGACGATACCCCTGCAGTCTATTAAGGAGCGACCGTGAGCCAGACCCTTACCGTCCAGGCCATGCAGCGCCTGGAGCAATACAGCAATGCCCTGGCCAAGGCCTACGGAATCCCCGTCAACGCCCTAGCCAAGCAGTTCAGTGTCACCGGCCCGGTGGAAACCGGTCTGCGCGCCGCCCTGCTCGCCTCCGTCGAGTTCCTCGGCCTCATCACCTGTATGGATGTGGACCAGATCAAGGGTCAGGTGGTCCAGGTCGGCATCGGCAAGCTGTTCACCGGCCGCAAGAAGAACGGCCGCTTCAACGGCAAGATCGGCGTCGATGGCAACACCTACGAGCTGACCGAGACTGACTCCTGCGCCTCGCTGGACTGGGCGACCCTGTGCGTCTGGGCCAACGCCGGCAGCGAGGGCGAGTTCCTGCGCCTGGTGGGCGATTTCATCAACAAGGCGTTTGCCCTGGACATGCTGCGGGTCGGCTGGAACGGCGTGGAAGCGGCTGCCGATACCGATCCCGCCGAACACCCGCTGGGTGAAGACGTCAACAAGGGCTGGCACCAGATCGCCCGCGAGTGGAACGACGGCAGCCAGATCATCAAGGCCGAGGCTGGCAAGAAGATCTACTTCGACCCGGACGGCAAGGGGGATTACAAGACCCTGGACGAAATGGCCTCGGACCTCATCAACACCACCATCGATCCCCTGTTCCGCCAGGACCCGCGTCTGGTGGTGCTGGTCGGTACCGACCTCATCGCTGCCGCCCAGGCCAAGCTCTACAGCGAGGCCACCAAGCCGAGCGAGCAGATCGCTGCCCAGAAGCTGGCCGAGTCCATCGCCGGGCGCCGCGCCTACATCCCGCCCTTCTTCCCGGGCAAGCGGATGGTGGTCACCACCCTGGACAACCTGCACATCTACACCCAGCGCGGCACCCGCAAGCGCAAGGCGGACGATAACCAGGATCGCAAGTGCTTCGATAACCAGTACTGGCGCATGGAAGGCTATGCCCTCGGCGAGCACCTGGCCTATGGCGGCTTTGAAGAGGCCGACATCGAGATCGGTGCCGCACCGGCAGCCCCAGAGGCCTAAGCCATGAGCTCACCCGGTCAACGCCACAAGCAGCGCGTGCACGCCGTGCAGGGGGCCCAGCAGGCCGCTAGCTCAGGCGTCGCCACCGGCGCGGTGGCCGACAGCCTGCACCTGCAGCTGATTGCCCTGGAGCAGGACATGGTCCGGCTGCGCAAGCTGGCCCGCATCGGCGACCGGGTGAACATGAAACGCGACGAATTGATGCCCAAGTACCGCCCCTATGTGGAGCGCTATCTGGCTGCCGTCAGCGAGTCCGGCCAGCCCTATCAGAACGATCTGTTCCAACGCCTCATCATCTGGGCCTTCGATGTCGGCGACTTCGACGCCGGTATCGCCTGGGCGGACCTCGCCATCGCCCAGGGCCAACGCACCCCGGCCAACATCAAGCGCGACTGGGCCCACTTCGTGGCCGACACCGTGCTGGAGTGGGCCGAGAAGCAGGCGGCCGAGGGGCATGCCGTCGAGCCCTGGTTCTCCCGGGTATTCGACAAGGTGCGCAATGACTGGCGCCTCAATGAACGGCTGACCGCCAAGTGGTTCAAGGCCGCGGGTTGCCTGCTGCTGCGGGGCCACGACGGCCAGCCCCGCCCGAGCGCCGTGGGGGATAGCGCCACCCTGGAGCAGGCCGATCACTGGCTGGCCCAGGCCGACAAGCTGCACAGCAAGGTGGGCGTCGGCACCTTGCGCCAAAAGATTGCCATGCGCCTGCGGGCGCTCAATCCCGAATAACGAACCGACTCTCCGCGCCGTCGCACCCCGGCGCGAATGCCATGAGCAGCCTCTGGCTAACTCAGCGGCAATTGCGTGGCAACAGGGGTGCACCCATTCAACCAGCGAGGCAAGCCATGTTTGCAGGCAAGGACATCGACTACAGCGCCGCCACTATCCGCAATGACGGGTTCTGGCCGGATGTGGCCGTCGCCGACTTCGAGCGACGCCGTGCCCTGCCTGCCGATCTGAACCAGCAGACCACAGGCGCCGCCTTGCTGGCCGCCGTCTCTGAAATCAACCTGCAGCTCGCCAGCCACCAGGCCGCCCTGCAGGGCAAGGGTTATGCCAGTGCCGCCGCCGTACCGGGTCCGAGCCTTGACGATGGCGCTGACTCCGGCAGAAACGCCCTGACCGAACAGTACCTGGCCGCCGTCTTCGCACGGGCCAAGGCGGCCTTGCTGCCGGAGTTCGCCAGCGTCACCGAGCGGGCCACCGCCAACAACCAGGTGGAGCGCTCCCCGGACCAGCGCGCCCAGTTACTGGCCGAGAGCCAGCAACTGGTGCGCAGCATCAAGGGCAAGCACCGGGCGGGAGTGTCGCTGATATGAGCGCCGCCATGAACGAGCAGCAGGCCCAGGGCTACTTCCTGCAGGCACTCCACGCCGAGTTGTTGCGGGTGCTGCCGGCCAAGTGCCACAAGCGCCTGGATAGCTGGATGGAGAACGGCACCATCAAGCTCGAACCCAGGAACATGGGGCCCACCGGGGTGGACGTGGCCTGGCTCACCTATCAGGCGGTGTTCACCATCGAGCAACTGCCGTTTCGCGAGCTCGACCCGGCCATTCTGCTGGCGGCCGTCGCCGCCTGGGTGCAGGAGCACGACGAGGTGCGCGGGCAGCTCGACCTGCCCGATCCCGAATACGCCGTCACCCCGAACGACGAGCAGACCGCCGATCTCGAGATCCAGCTCCCCTTCGCCGAGCCGCTGCGGCTTATCGAGCACCCGCAAGGGCCCATCAACTGGCTCGGCAAGCGCTGGAACGTGGTTCCCTACGACATCTGGGTGGCCGAGCAGATCGACCTGAACGTGGGTGATACCGGCGCTCACCCGGTGGGTGGCCTCTCATGATCACCATCACCCTGGACACCCGTCGCGGCAAAGACCAGCTCAACCTGCTGGCCTTGCCGCCCAAGCAGCGCAAGCGCCTGGTATGGCGCGCCGCCAACGAGATGAAGAAGCTGGCGGCCCGTCACGTGCGCCAGCAGCAAGACCCCAATGGCGATGCCTGGGCCCCTCGCAAGCGGGGCAAACGCAAGATGTTGCGCGGCCTGCCCAAGTTGCTGGTGATCCACGAGCCGCGCCAGGACGTGGCCGAGGTTGGGTTCAAGAAAGGCACCATGAGCGCCCACGCCGGGGTCATCGCCAACACCCACCAGAAGGGGCACACCTACAAGGTGACGGCCGCCAGTCGCCGGCGCATCGCCCCCAGTGAAGGCGGCAAGCAGAAGCAGGCCACCAAGGCCCAGGCCCGCAAGTTGCGGGAGCTCGGGTTCAAGCGCCCCGGTCAGAGCAAGCGCTCATACCGCTCGGCCTCGCTCGGCTGGATAACCGGCCACCTCAACTACGCCCAGGCGGGGTTGCTCATCAAGAAGCTCAAGGACGAACCGGCGGCCGATAGCTGGGAAATCCATCTGCCGGCGCGCCCGTTCCTGGGCGCCAATGCCAGGCAGCGGCAACAGGCCTTCGCCCGCGCCCTGCAGAGCATCGATTACGGCTGGGACGTCAACAAGCAAGACATGAAGGGGAAATAACGGCATGTGGCCTTACGTACAGATCAACAACTTGAACCAGATGCAGGGGCCGGTGACCGAGGTCGAGCGCCACCTGCTGTTCATCGGCAGCGCCGCCAGCAACACCGGCAAGCTGCTCTCCCTCAACACCCAATCCGACTTCGATCAGCTGCTCGGGGCCGCGGACAGCGAGCTCAAGGCCAACCTGCTGGCCGCCCGCGATAACGCCGGCCAGAACTGGTCGGCGGCGGCCTATGTGCTGCCCACCGACAAGCCCTGGCTGGACGCGGCCCGCGACGCCCAGCAGACCCAGTCGTTTGAAGGGGTCGTGGTGCTCGGGCAGGAGTGGGACCAGGCGGGCATCAACGCCGCCCACGCCCTCAACCAGGAACTGATCGCCAAATGGGGGCGCTGGCAGTTCATGCTGCTGGCCGTACCGGCCATCGCCGACGAACAGGACTGGTCCACCTACGAGGCCGAGCTGGCCACCCTGCAGGACGGCATCGCTGCGAGCTCAGTCTCCCTGATCCCGCAGCTTTGGCCGACCCTGGCCGGCGTCTATGCGGGCCGCCTGTGCAACCGGGCGGTGAGCATCGCCGACAGCCCCTGCCGGGTGAAGACCGGCGCCCTGGTGGGCCTTGGCAACAAGCCGGTGGACAAGGACGGGATCCCGCTGCCACTGGCCACCCTGCAGACCCTGGAGCAGAACCGTTACTCGGTGCCGATGTGGTACCCGGACTATGACGGGATCTACTGGGCCGATGGCCGCACCCTGGACGCCGAGGGTGGCGACTACCAGGTGATCGAGAACCTGCGCATTGCCTACAAGGTGGCGCGCCGGATGCGCCTGCGCGCCATCGCCCGCATCGGGGATCGCTCGTTCAACTCCACCCCAGGCAGCACCGCCGCCGCCATCACCTACTTCGGCAAGGATCTGCGGGAGATGGCCAAGGCCGCCACCATCAACGGCCAGCCGTTCCCGGGCGACATCGCCTCCCCCCAGGATGGCGATATCCGCATTCAGTGGGTCGCCAAGAACCTGGTCTCGGTGTTTGTGGTGGTGCGCACCGTGGACTGCCCCAAGGGGATCACCGTCAACATCATGCTCGATTTGAGCCTCAACAATGGGGAGGGCTAACCCATGACCCGTCGTATCTCCGGTGCCAGCTTTGACACCACCCTCCTGGGGGCCATGGTCCACGTCGAAAAGGCCAGCCTCTCCATCACCGACAACAGCGCCGTGGCGCAAACCCGGGGGATCCCGGATGGCTTCGTCGATGGCGATGTCGCCGCCGAGCTGGAGTTCGAGCTCGATACCAAGAACTTCTCGCAGTTGGCCGACGCCGCCAAACGGGCGGGGAGCTGGCGCGGAATGGAGCCGGACGATGTGCTGTTCTACGCCGACACAGGCACCGAGACCATGAAGGTGGAGGCCTTCGGGGTGAAGCTGCTGGTCTCCGACCTGCTCGACATCGATCCCAAGGGGGGCAGCAAGAGCGTGCACAAGGTGAAAGGCTTTGTGACCTCCCCCGACTTCGTTCACCTCAACGGCGTGCCTTACCTCTCCAAGGAAGACACCCGCCACCTGCTGGGTTAAGGGGGAAGCTTGGACGACATCGATCGCGCCAACCATCACGCCGCCCGCATGCTGGCGGTCCAACTCGCCAACCAGGTGGGCAAGGGGCATTACCAGGGGGAGAGCCTGCACCAGTGCGAAGAGTGCGACGACGACATCCCCGAGGGACGCCGCCGCCACGTACCCGGGGTGCGCCTGTGCGTCCCCTGCCAGACCCGCCTTGAGAGGCTGGGCCGCTAATCAGAGCAACGGACATGAACCACATGCCTCATAAAGACCCGACCCTCGCCACCGCCCTGCTGGCCTGGCTGATGGACAACTGGCCCGCCGTCTATGGGGCACTGCTGGCGCTGGCCATCGCCTTCCTGCGCATCACCTACGCCGGTGGGCGGGGTCGCCGCCGGCTGATCGAATCCCTGCTGTGCGGCCTCATTACCCTGGCGGCCGCCACCGGTACCCACCTGCTCGGGATCCCCCAGGAGGCCACCCCCTTTCTGGGCGGCGTGGTGGGGCTGCTTGGGATCGACATCATCCGCGACCGGGCGGCCCTGATGTTTAGCAAGAAGGAGGACAACAATGCCGCGCAGTGATTGCCATCCCCAGATGGCCGCCTTTCTCGACCTGCTCGCCTATGCCGAGGGCACCAAGGGGCTGGGCGACGACGGTTACAACAAGCTGGTCAACCCGGCCGGGTTCTTCCAGGACTACCGCGAACACCCCGATGTGTTGGTGCGGGTCAACCCGACCCTGCACAGCACCGCCGCCGGGCGCTATCAGTTCCTGTCCCGCCACTGGCGCCACTACCAGGCGGCGCTCGGCCTGCCGGACTTTGGCCCCGTCTCCCAGGACACCTGGGCCATCCAGCTTATCCGTGAGCGCAAGGCACTGGATGACGTGATCAAGGGTCGCATTCCACAGGCGATCAGCAAGTGCGCCAACATCTGGGCCAGCCTACCCGGCGCCGGCTACGGCCAGCGCGAGCACAAGCTGGCGGATCTGCTGGCCAAGTTCACCGAGTTTGGCGGGGTGCTGGCATGAGCACGCTCATCCGGTTGTTGCCGACCCTGATCGGGTTGGTGATCGGCTGCTTGCTGTTTGCTCAGGGGGAGCGGCTCACCCAGCGCACCCGGGAGCTCGCCACCGCCAACGAGACCATTGCCACCCTGCGAGAGGCCAACGACCAGATGGCCAGTGTGCTCAAGACGCTGCGACAAGAAGACAGCGCCCTGCGCCAACTGCTCGCCCACCAGAACGCGGCCTTGGCCGAACTCGACAACCAGAACAGGAAGACCGCCGATGACCTGCAACAAGCCCTGGCCACGCCGCCGGCGGGCCGCCCGGATTGCGCTCGCGAGCCTTTGCCTGGCGGCGCTCTGCGCCTGCTCCAGCCAGCCGTTGAGCGTGGTGCAAACCCGGGTGGTCAAGCGGCTACCGCCGCCGGGACTGGTGCCCCACTGCCCGGAGCCTGATTTCACGGGGAGCACCTACGGCGATGCCGTGCGGTTTATCCCCACCCTGCAGACGGCGCTGCGCCGCTGCCAAACCCAGATCACCACCCTGAACAACTGGATTACCCAAGAGGAAAACACCCCATGAGCACACCGATCATCACCCTCGACGTCGCCGGCAAAGAGCTGAAGTTCGCCCCCACCATGGTGGCCTACAACGGCTTCATCAACGACATGATGCCGAGCGACAAGGTGGCGCCGGCCCACAACTACCTCAAGAAGATCGTCTGCCAGGAGAGCAAGGCCGCGCTGGACGAGTTGCTCAAGCGCCCGGGCGCCGCCCTGCAGTTGGCGGGCGCCATTAACGAGCAGTTCGCCCCCACCCTGGAGATCACCGTAAAAAACTGACCGCGCGCGCCGAGGCCATCGAGCGCAATCCCCTGGAGCAGGTGCTGGCACTACGGCGCTACTACCTGCCCCATGAAGAGGACGACCTCGACAGCCTGGCTCGCGCCATCTGGTTAGACAAACAGCACCGAGAGTCCAACGCCACCGCCGTGGCCGAGGGCATTGCCAAAGCACTGAACGGGTAAAGACTGATGGCCTGGATGGAAAAATTGATGATGCAGGTGGCCCTGGTTGACCAGGTCACCAAGCCCCTTGCTGGCATCAATGCCCAGATGGACAAGGTCAGCAAGGCGGGCCGCCAGGGCTGGAGCAACATGGCCATGGGGGCCACCACCCTGGCCGCCGGCGGGCTGGCGGTGCAGGCGGCACTCGGCCCCGCCATCGAGATGGACCGGGCCCTCTCCGAGGTGGCCTCCCTCGATGTGCAAAAGGACGTGCTCGGCGCGCTTGGCCAGGAAGCCCTCAAGCTGTCCGTGCAGTATGGCAACTCGGCCACCGAGATTGTCCGCTCCTCCTACGACATCCAATCAGCCATCGCCGGACTGGAGGGCAACGAGCTGCCCGCCTTCACTCGCGCATCCACTACCTTGGCCAAGGCCACCAAGGCCGACACCGCCACCATCACCAACTACATGGGCACCATGTACGGCATCTTCGAGCAGCAGGCCAAGCAGATGGGCAAGGCCAACTGGGTGGAAGATGTCGCAGGCAAAACGGCGCTGGCGGTGCAACTGTTCAAGACCACCGGCCAGGGCATGGCCGATGCCTTTGGGGCCATCGGGGCCAACGCCACGGCGGCCGGGGTGTCGATGGACGAGCAGTTCGCCGTGCTGGGTCAACTGCAGGCCACCATGGGTGGCGGCGAGGCCGGGACCAAGTTCAAGGCGTTCCTGGCCGGGGTGGGCAGTGCCCAGAAGGCGCTCGGCATGAAGTTCACCGATGCGGCGGGCAACATGCTGCCGGTGCTCACCATCCTCGACAAACTCAAGGCGCGCTATGGCGAGACCCTGAGCGTGGCCGAAGGGGACGAGCTCAAGAAGGCGTTTGGCTCGGATGAGGCGGTGGCCATGGTCAAACTTCTGATGACCAACACCAAGGCCCTTTCCACCAACATCAACGCCCTGGGCAACACCCACGGCATGGGCAAGGCCGAGCAGATGGCTGCCTCAATGACCGACCAGTGGGAACGGGTGACGCAAGGATGGTTCGCTATCCGGGCCGCCGCCTTTGGGGTGGTGCTGCCGGCCATCAACAAGGTGGTGGGGGTCTTTGCCGACGGCGCCGACACAGTGCTGCGCTGGACCCACCTCTTCCCGAACCTCACCCGAGCGGTGAGCTATGCCCTGCTGGCCATCGTGGGCCTCGGCATGGTGACCGGTGCCTGGCTGCTGGTCGCTGGCGTGGCCAAGCTGGCCACCCTGGGGCTCGGCATTGCCTGGTCGCTCCTGATCGCCCCGCTCAACCTGCTCAAGGCTGGGCTGGTTGCCTTTCGCGCCATCCTGCTGGCCGTCAACATCATGATGGCCGCGAACCCGGCCGTGCTGCTGGCCTATGTGGTCGGCGGGCTGCTCGTCGGGGCTATTGGGCTGGCTATCTACTACTGAGACGACCTCAAGAAGACCCTGGCGGATTGGGGCGTTTTTGAGGCAGTCCAGGCGATGATCGACGGAGCCGCCGCTGGCTGGGACAGCTTCATGCAGCTACTCGGCAACCTGAGCCCCTTCCAGTTGCTGGGTCGGGCGGTGGACTGGCTGATCGAGAAGCTCAACCTGATCCCGGGGGTCAATATCGAGCTCGGCGGCATGCCGGACCTGCAGATGCCTGCGCTCACCCCGCTGACCCTCCCGCTCATGCCGGGGACGGTCAGCGCCCCCATGGCGGCAGAGCAGCACCAGGCCTCGATCACCGCCCCCCTCGCCCGCTACCGCCAGCCGGAGCAGAGCAAGGTACCGGCCGGCGGGTTGGGCCAGCAGCTGATCCAGGCCAACGCGGCCGCGAGCGCTGCCAACCAGAAGCCCGCCAAGTCCCTGCATATCGGCGAGGTGCACATCACTAACCAGAACCCCATGACCCCGGAGCAGCTGGCCGAAAACGCCTGGCTGGAGACCAAGTGATGAACGAACCCAAGTACATCGACATCCTGGTGGTGAACGGCGCCTGGCAGCTCGATGCCGGCGGCCAACCCCGCACCACCCAGGACCGCCACAGCATCGGCCAGGACATCAAGCACCGCATCATGGAATCCGGCCTCGCCCGCAAGCTCATCGGCGAGCGCAGCCCGACCCTGCGCAGCGACGTGATGACCGAGATTGAGCTGCTGGTTGAAGACGACGAGCGGCTGGTGCCCGGCACCATCTTCATCAGCGAAGAGGCCCCCGACCGGGTGCTGGTCACTGCCCGCACCTATGAATTCGGCGAACTGGAGGTAACCCTGTGAACCTGCGCCCGACTGTGGACTTTATGGCCCTGCTGGCCGAGGCCGGCGTGCCGACCACCGAGGCGGCCATGGAGACCGAGCTCAAAAAGGAAGTGGTGGCCGCCGGCTCCCTCATCACCAACGACAGCGACGTGAGCCCCTTCTGGCGGCTGGTGCGCGGCGTGGTCATCACCCCGGCCCTCTGGCTTATCCGCACCCTGCTGGCGGGCCACGTGCTGCCCAACACCTTCGCGGCCACCGCCACCGATGCCTATCTCGACCTCAAGGCCTGGGATGTGGATCTCACCCGCAAGGCGGCCCAGAAGACCCGAGGCCTGGTCAACTTCGTGAAAGCCAACCCGAGCGACGCCGTCACCATCCCGGCCGACATCTGGGTCACCACCGAGCGCATCAACGGCACCATCTATCGCCTGCGCCCCCTGCAGGCGGTGGTGAGCCCGGCAGGGGAAGCGGTGGCCCGGGTGGTGTGCGAGGCCGAGCTCGCCGGCGCGGCCTGGAACCTGGCCCCGGGCTATTACAACCTGCTGAGCGAACCGGTGACCGGCATCATCTCGGCCCGTAACGATGACAAGGAGTGGATCACCACCCAGGGCAGCGACGTCGAGAGCAACGATGCGCTCGGCCTGCGCATCCAGAACCAGTTTTCGGCGGTGGGACGCTACCACATCGACGCGATTTACCGCTCCATGCTGGCGAGCGTCGCGGGGATCCGCGCCGATCACATCTTCTTCGAGCACGACGCCCCGCGGGGGCCCGGTACCGCCAACGCTTACATTCTGCTGGAGGTGGGGGCCACCCCGGCCAGCCTCATCAACCAGCTCAACGACTACGTGGGCCGCCAGGGCAACCATGGCCATGGGGATGACCTGTTCGTGATGGCCATGCCCGAGACCCAGCACAGCCTTACCCTGGCGCTCTGGCCGCAAGCCAACCTCAGCGACGAGCAAAAGGCCGCGCTCAAAGCCGGCGCCGAGAACCTGGTCAGGGCGGCGTTTCGCCAGTCCGCAGACTTCCCCGCCGTCACCCGCACCTGGCCACGCTCGCGCTTCTCGCTCTCCCAGCTTGGCCGCGAGCTGCACAGCCAGTTCCCGCAGCTCCAGAGCCTGCGCTTTGGCGAGAGTGACATCGTCGCAGGGCTGGCCATCCCACGATTGAAAACGCTGACGGTGACCCTGCATGACTGACCCGACCTTCCTTGAGCATGAGCGGCAGGCGCCAGTGCTACCCGATGCCAGCGCCCCCTGGTGGGAAGACGGCTACACCATCAGCCCGGCCCATTCCGAGCCGGGGTTCCTGGCCAAGGGCATCAACGCCTTCTGGCAACGGCTCAAGGGCTGGTTGTTGCTGCCGCTGGCCCAGCAAGACCCGCTGACCTGTTCGGAGTCCTTGTTGGCCCTGCTCGCCTGGGAGCGGGACATCGCGCGCTTCAACGGCGAACCGCTGCCGCTCTTTCGCAAGCGGGTCAAATTCGCCTTTGTGAACGCCCGGGACGCCGGCGAGGTCGCCGGCTTTAAGCGTATCTTCGAGCGCCTTGGCATCGGCTGGTGCGACATCCACGAACGCCAGGCCGGCACGCCTTGGGACGTCATCACCATCGAGGTGACCGACAGCACCATCGCCAGCAATCAGCAGTTGATGGAAACCCTCATCCAACACTATGGCCGCACCTGCCGCCGCTACCGCTTCCAGGTGGTTTACCCGGTCACCGCCGCCCTGCGCCCCGGTCGCATCGACATGAACCAGCAGGTGTTCGGCGCATCACTCAAGAGGACCCCATGAGCCAGATCATTACCAACGCTTTCGCCAGCTACCTGCAGGCGAGCCTCGCCAACCAGACGCCGGTGGTGCTCGATGAGTTCGTGCTGGCCAACATCCCGGGCCTGGATCCGAACAAACCGATAAGCCCGGATCTTGGCTTGCCACCGGCGGGCCAGATTGTGCACCGCCACGCGGTGGACCAGCGCGGTCGCATCAACAACGACTCGGTGGCCTACACCATCGTGATGGACACCACGGTCGGCGATTTCAGCTTCAATGCCCTGTACCTCATCAACAAGGCCAGCGGCATGGTGGGGATGATTGTGCACAAGGGGCTGGAGACCAAACTCAAGACCAATGAAGCCACCGGCCAGATCGGCAACAGCCTGGTCAAGTCCATGCTGATGGAGTACGACCGGGCAAGCGAGGCCACCGCCACTCACGTGGACGCCAGCACCTGGCAGATTGACTATGCCGCCCGCCTGCGCGGGATGGACGACGATCTGCGCCTGCAGGCCCTGCAGTTCTTCGGGCCGGCCACCTTCTACGGCGACGGCTTCAAGCTGGTAAACGAGGCTGGTGTCTACAAGGTGCAGCCCGGGGTGGCCTATGTGGGCGGCCTGCGCGCCCAGCTCGACGAGGTCAGGAAAATCACCGCCGGCGCCAAGCCGGTGGGGCTCTGGCTCGACATCTACCGGGCGGGCTCTTTGCTCAATGCCTGGGTGAATCACTTCACCCTCACCCTGAGCGTGCCGGCCCTTGCCGACTATGTGGACAGCAACGGCAATCAGCACCATGTGGCCAAGGTCGCCATCATCAACAGCGACGGCAGCGTCACCGACCTGCGCCGCAAGCGCACCATCGAGCTCTCCGGGGATGTGACTGGCAAAGGGATCCTTGAGGATGCCCAGGGCGTCACCATTGCGGTGGAGGTCAAGGACAACAGCCACGGCCATCTGATGGAGAACGTGTCCGGGTTAACGCAAGCGCTGGCCAGCAAGCTCGATGTCAGCGGCTACAAAGCCCGCCGCGACATGTTGAATAACAACGGGGCGACGTTCGGCTACACGGCCAACAAAGACTTGGATAGCTGTTTGGCCGGTGACTTCGGGCTCTACGAGAAAAAGACCTGTCCAAATTCACCGCCGACAGCAAACCCCTATTTCTACTGTGAGACCAAACGCATCTATGCGTACCAGGCCTTGCTCCAAGTCGCATGGCCTTACGACGGGGGTGGCGTGCTGGCCATGCGTAACTACAGCATAAACTCCTCAAGCTGGAGCCCGTGGCGCGAGGTCTTCGACACCGGACATCAGCCGACCATCCAGGAAGTCGCGGGCCTGCAGCAAGCCCTGAACGGCCTTTCGCCCACGTCCCACTCGCACCCGGGTTCCTGGCTCAACCCCATCAACCTGGGAACCGAAGACCTCGACACCCTGAAAGAACCCAAGGTGTATGCCCAGCATGCCAACGCCAACACCTCGGCCGCACGCCACTACCCGGAGAACAGCGCGGGGGCGCTCATCGTCAGCGCTGGCGCCGGCCCCCAGCAGACCTACCTGGTCTACAACTCCAGCCGGGTCTGGCGCCGGGCGCAGTACAGTACCGGCGCCTGGACACCCTGGACACGGGATTACAACACCGGCAACAAGCCCACGCTGGCCGAGCTCGGCGCGGCTGCAGCGAGCCATTCTCATCCTTGGTCCCAACTGACCGGGATCCCGGCCTACGCATCGCGCTGGCCCAGTTGGGCAGAGGTCACCGGCAAGCCCGGCACCATGCCGCCGTCTGCCCATACCCACACCGCAGCACAGGGCAACGCTGATGTGGTGGCCGGGGGCGTCGGGCAAATCGGAACTTATGGCTTTTTCTTCACCAAGGCCGCCGGTGCCTATGCCCCTGGCCGCACCCTGCCCGGCAGCAGTTTGCGCTGGTCATCTACTGACATGCACGAATCTGACACCGGCGGCGGGAGTCCTGCAGGCACGTGGAAACTGATGGGCTATTACGCAAACAACGCTTGGACCAAATCACTTTGGATAAGGATTGCCTGATGGAGATCATCACCGCCAAAAACGTCATCGCCTACACCGGCCAACCGGACGCCCTGGACATGGAGGTGGCTTTTGCGCACCTGCCCGGCCAGTTCGTCACCTTTACCGCCCGCAAGGACGACTCTGCCGAGCACGGGCGCGAGCTCTATGTGCGCGCCATGTTTGGCGAGTTCGGCGAGATCCGCACGTTGGCCCAGCCCGAGGACCTGCCGAGCGAAGCCGAGCAGCAGAGCAAATTGGATGCCCTGCAGGCCGAGGTCGCCCTGCACATCGCCCCTCTGCAGGACGCCAAAGAACTGGAGCTGGCCACCCCGCAAGAGTTGGCCAAGCTGGAAGCCCTGCAACGCTATCGCATCGCCCTGATGCGCCTGCCACAAGGCGAGGGCTGGCCAACATCGGTCACTTGGCCGGAGATCCCCCAATGAGCTGGGCCCAGGGGGCGCTGTGCTGGCCCGCCAGTGCTGACACCCTGCACACCCGCGCCCGGGAGGTGCTGGGGCAGCTTCCGGCGAGCCAGGCGAGCGCCATGGGCAAACTGCAGGGGCTGGCTGCTCGGGCCCAGTATCGGCGCCACCCGCTTAGCGAGGTGGCCGAGAGTTTGGCCGGTCTTCGGGCCGAGCTCGACCGGTTGCTGGTGCATGGCCACAGCCTCGCCGTTACCCCCTATCAGCACGGAGTGGGACAACAACAGGGCAACCAGCATCATCTGTCCGCCCCCAACGCGGTGGCAGCCCTGGCCGCCAAGCTGCAGGATGGCGCCGACCCACGTCTGCCCAGCGGGCAGCAGCATGCCCTCGCCTGGCTGGTGACCGGCAACAGCGCCGAAGACCTGGCCCGGCAGTTGGCGCTCCTCTGCACCCTGCTGCCGCTGCCAGAGTGGTGCGCCACCCTGCGCCGCCTCACGGCCAGTAACGACGCCATGCACCAGCCCACCGCCGCCAGGGTGCCGCGCTGGCGCGCCGGTGAGCCCCTTTGCTGGGCCCCGCTGCGCCCTGCCAGGGCAGCCGTTGGTGCTGAGCTGGCGCAACTGGAGAGCCTCGCCCGGGATAGCCAGAACCCCATCGACAAGCTGCAAGAGCTCGCCGTGCGCCGTAGCGCCCGCCTCGATGAACTGGCCACCGCCCTGACCGAGCTTGGCAAGCTGTCCGGCACGCTCTGGCACTGGCAAGGCCAAGGAGATGTGGCAAGCCTCGCCACCCAGCTCGGACAGAGCACGCCCCCCGACCACAGCATGAGCATGACGGTCGGTGCCCTGCTGCTCTCCCCTTCCCCGCTCACCTTCTGGCAGGAGTTGACCCCATGAGCCAAGCCATGCTGACCCTGGATGGCGAACCCATCATCATGAAGTCGATGCGGGTGTCCGCATCGATGCAGTTTCAGGACAAGGACCAGAGCGGCCAGACCAGCTCGACCAGCAGCGCCGAGCAGGGCGCCAAGGGCAAGGAGCTCGATGTCTCGGGCCTCATTCCGTTCAAGGAGGAGCGCATGCTGAGCCGGCTGTTTGAGCTGGCCGACGCCAAGGGCAACGGCGGCAAGCGCCACATCTACCGGGTAGGGTCGCTCCTGGCCAAGTCGGTGAAAGTACGCCAGGCGAGGTTCGCCGGGCGCATCACCGCCAGCGAACAGGAGGGGCTGCTGGCCTGGCAAGTGCAATTCACCTTGAAGGAGTTCAACTCGGTACCGGAGAAACGCGAGCAGCGCCTGCCCAAGCAAGCCCCGACCGTGGGCCAGGGCACTGCCAATACCAGCGCCGCCAAGCCCGGCGGCAAAGAAGCGGGGGATGAAGCACAGGACCTCAGCAGCTTCGAGCGCTACGTGCTCCAACCGATGGATGACATGCTGGCATGAAACTGACGACCTCACTGACCCTTGCCGGCCAACCGGTGCACCTCATCGACCATGACCTGGTGCTGGACCTCAATGCTGGCGGCCGCGCCGCCCTCACCATCGAGGGCACCGCCAGCAAGGGGCAGACCTTCACCCTGGACACTGGCTATAACGGCGACCTGCGCCGCTGGTTCACTGGCTACGTGTACGATGTGCACCCCGCCGCCAACGGTGCCAGCAAGCTGCTGTGTCGGGAGCTCGCCGGAGCCCTGGGATCCCGCCTCCCCGTCAGCCAGCAGCATGCCACCCTGCGCGGCCTGCTGGCCTGGCTGACCGACCGCTGCGGGCTCACCTTCCTGCTGCCCCGGGGGGCGGACTATACCGACCGACCGATCCCGAACTTCACCAGCGCCGGCACCGGCTATCAGTTGCTCGATAACGCCGGACGCGCCTTCGAAGTACCGGACTTTGTCTGGTACCAGCAACCGGATGGCGCCATCTACGTGGGGAGCCACGCCCATAGCCGCTGGCATGACAAGGAGGTGACGCTCGATCCCGCCTGGTCAGGTCGCCAGGCGGGCGACACCCTCACCCTGTCGCCGGTGCCGGCCATCCGCCCCGGGGCCATCATCAGCGGCAAGCGGGTAATGCGGGTACGCCTCAAGGGCGATGAGATGACCCTGACCACGGTGACACCCGGCAAACCGGTGAAGTCGCCGGAGCGGCGCAAGATGGAGGGCGAGTTCCCGGAGTTGGCGGACAAGATGCACCTGCCCAAGTTCGGGCGGGTCGAGGCGGTGAGCGATCAGGCCACTGCCGGCCAGCTCAATGATCCCTTTCGCCCGCGCTACGCGGTGGATGTGCAGCTGCTGGATGAGGATGGCCAGCCGGACAAGGCAGCCCCGCTGTATCGGGCGGTGCCGCTGCCGGTGCTGTTCGGCGGGCAGGAGCAGGGCCTGCTGCAGTTCCCCATCGAGGGGACCCTGGTTGAGCTGGGGTTCGCCTTCGGCCGGGCCGACCGGCCCTTTATCCGCACCGTGCTCGGCAGCGGCTGGGCCTTGCCCGACATCACCCCGGGCGAGCAACTGCAGCAACAACGGGCCGAGGTGTTCAACCGCATCGATACCGTGGGGAACCTCTGCCGCCACACCGACCGCCACCTGCACGACCAGGCCCTGCAGATGCAGCATCAAAGCGATGACTACCTGGGGGACCATGGTCAGCATCGGCTGCAGGTGGCGCAGCACAGCGTCGAAGAGGTGGGCGGGTTCAAGCTCATCGAGGCGCTAGGGGCCATCGAGCTGCTGGCCGGCGACGATCTCACTTTGGGGTGCCTGGGCAATCTGAGCCAGTCCACGGCCGGAGATCTGGTCGAGGTGGTGGGACAATTGCGCCGATCCGTTGCCGGCGAGCTGCAACACCTGGAAGCGCCCCGCTCCTGGGTGGGGACAGATAGCGTGAACATCTTCCGGCTGCTGCTGAAACTGATGAACGTGGTGGAACAACTGGCCGCCGCCACGGCTGGCCATACCCACGGCAGCGGACCCGCACCAGGGAACAGTGCAGCCATGACGGAACATGGCCAACAAGCCAAGCAACTGGCCAGCTCCCTCTCCCCCATCATCGAGTAACTCGTCAAGCGAAGAAGGCCCCACAATGTGGGGCCTTCTTCTTGTCTGCCTGACAGCGCCTGAGCATGGCCAGGGAAGGGCGCCGCATGAAGAGGCACCATCGGGCAGCGCTGCATCATACGTGAAGCCTATGCACGCTCACAGCCCCCCTAGCACACCACGGAATAGCCCACGGCGGCGTCTGCGCCACGGAATCCGCGCTCATCCGCTCCCGCCTGCGGGGTTCATCAAGAAAAATTTTTGCAAAAGTGGATTACCGCAAAACCATAGGGCCAGACCGCGCCACATCAAGGATCCACAGAGCGTTGAGGATCTGCAAAGAAGGATCTTTTTTGCAGCGATTTACAGTTTGGATGAGAGCTATTTAACAACGATGAGGCCATAACTCTTTGAATATATTTGATTAATCTAATTTTTCGTGACTATTTGAATGAACGGGCAGGATCTGTAGCCTTACTTCTAAATGACAAAAAGCCTCTTATTTTCATATTGTTAAGTGATAGCTACTATGTTTTGGAAACTGAACGGTTGCAAACTCGCGCCATACATCCCAACCGCTCACACACATTTTCATCCGTCGTAGGAACGGTACAATATTGGACATGTTTGAAGCTCGCAATGTCTTACGTAGGGACACATGAAGAAGAGAAAAGAGATTAACTGGGAACGCTGGCACTGGTTAAGACAACACCTCAAACGGGTGCGAAAAACACCAGAACCAGAAGAACCTCAATCTGAGATATCCAAATTCCTAACTATCATTTTCGCCGCGATCCCATTAATAACTGGTGGCATCTACCTAATCGGAATGGCTTATCATTTTGGTGAGTGTTCTGCTCATGGACTAGACATCATTGAATTCCCATGGCCTGCAGATGTCACCCTAGCGATGGGATTCCTACAACTACTCAACTCAATTAAAGAGTATGTGGGGCCCATAACACTAGGGGCCATTAGCCTAGTGACAATCTTCATTTGTTTGCTCTTCAGCCCTGGGCTCCGGTTAGGATGGGCATGGTTCTGTCACCGTCAGTTTTCTAAGTCACCAAATAAACTCCGGCATTTTTTCCGGAGAGGAGCCCGTGTACCGCCCCACCGACTCTTCTTCTTGTTAATCTGGGTAAAAATTTTCTACGACAGATTTGCCATTCTGCTGATTCCACCTTTACTAGGGAAGGTGCGAATAAGCAGGTCATTTCTTCCCAAGCTGACTCGCTGATTAAAATTTCGCGGATCTGGGCCGATTTTTTTCCCGCAAACACATCGAATCAGCCTATTTAGGCTATTTTTTCCGC